CCCACAAATAGTTGGTTTGCTAAACGATAGGCCTTCGGGCTTTACCCGTGGCGAACCGCTATAAAGTTTATATGTCTTTTAGACATATTCACCTAAGGAGAATTCTCCCCCTTCATTAGTTGAATCAACTAATGTCCCAATATAACGATTATTAATCCTCATATTGGGTAAACCGATGGTCATTTCTTCTAGAAATGTACACATGGTTTCAACTCCTTGAATTACCGTTGGGAATTTCTCGGAGCAATCGAAAAGAAGCGGCCTTTCAGGCTCCTTCTTTAAGATTAAGGATAATTGTTCCTCACTGAGGAACTTTGGCCCCTTATAGGCGAGATCCCAATATTTGGAATAACGCCTTTTAAAGCTCTCTGTATTAAATGCAGAGGTCTTTGCCTGCCCAGACAGAATCTGTTTGAACAGGAACGGTCGAAGAACTTGGTCTTCCATTTCTTCGAGAGTAAACAACTTAAACCCTCTAAGACGGTTTTGTTGTTGTTTGGCAGAGAGGGAATCACTGATTCCTTTTTCCTCTACCCAGTCTTCCCAGGGACGTCCTAAGGACATCCCCATGTAGATTTCCTGGAGATCTGGAATTATAAATTCCTTCACCAGGTTGACTTCGCTCTCTTCGAGGGCGTAGCCACGGTAACTGATATTGGTAGTAAACCCTTTCAGATACCGTTCTCTCTCACGACTTAAAGTCCCTGAGAGAAAATCTAGCAGATCCGACTTTGTCGGATCTGGTAGTTTTCTAGCTAGATCAGGAATATCCTGATCTAACCAGAGACCTAGTCCTCCCAAATGTTTTGGAAGGAGTAGCTGCCAGTAAACTCCGCTAGAGCGGTCTGGCAGAAGAGATCCCATTCTTTGAAAGAACCGGTCTCTTATCATAGATTTAAACTTAAAGTTATAAATCTGTGATGAAATCCATCTCAAGGTATTACCTAAAGAGGTGGCTTTCCCAACGGCTGTATTACGGTCGTTGAAAGTCTCGTTGCTCTTCGAGCAAGGAGAAAGTAATCTAACCTTAATCGAATCGATATGAGGTGAAGATTCATAGACTTCAAAACTATCATTGATAGTTTTTGGAGTCCATTGAAGATTGAAGAAGTTTTTAACTTCTAAAATCTTCTCACAGTATAATACGTGTTTCGCGCTTATACCGTGTTTCATCCCAGATATAATTGTATTACATCTGAGATGATTTTCTGTAATTCTTCTTAGGTACTCACGAGGGCCGAACGCAATGTGATCGTCCCCCGCAACAGCATAGCATCTCCAAGGAACTTGGACAGGCGTGCTGAAATTAACCTTTAGATATTGTCTAATGGCTAATTCTTCTACCGCTAGATTTTCTAGCGTAAGAATAGTTTTCGCGAGAGGTTCTCCCATGAAAACTCCAATTGTCGAAAAGAAAACTTCGTTTATCTTATCGGCAAAGCATAATCTAGGAACTGTTAGTAACTGGATTATGCAGTCAATGAGAGGGGTAAAATACCCCAACCCGTCGACAAACCCCTTCAGCAGTCGCTCTGCAACTACTGGAGGGATAGTATCAGTAGCGCTCTTAAGATCGCTACTGAGACAGGCAAAATCAGATTTAAAACCTGGTCTTGCCTTCTGAATCAAGTAAAGGTATTGCCAAGCTTGATCAGTTCTCGAGAGTCCTGCTTCAGCGGACGGATGAGAAGAGAGAAAGCCACGTGTAACGTGCGCTAAACTCTGTTGTAACACATAGAGCCACCATGGCCCAGTTGTTACAATTCGAGCTTTCGATCCTGGTTCAGTAATCGTTAAAACTCGAAGAGGGATTCCCTCTAGCTGTAATTCCTGTTGCATTGCAATCCAGGCACAGCAAAGGATTTGTTCGCCAATGGCGTCATCAAATCCTTGGAAAAAGACTTCGAAACCAGCAATGGTTTCTTTTGTTCTTTCTCCAAAGTCTGTCTCAGGGTAACCCTCATAGACTTTTTCTCTGCACCATGTTCTCCAACGGGGAACATCTTTTACATCCTTTAAGGTTGTAAAAGGCAGAATTACATCCTTATCTTCCTTTGGAACATAAGTTAAGATGGGGGCTATAGATTCTTTAATCTCTCTAGCTCTTCCTCCGTCGGCCACTGACCGACTGAAGGATCCGGCAGTCGCTAACGATAAGTGAGCGTTGCCGATTGGACCTGGTCCCGCTTTGCGGCACTTACGTCCTATTATTCTTGATGCTTGATACAATTCATCAAGAATAGTACTATCTGGGTTATAAACCCCGGTAGTAATAGAACGGAACTCTCGTAGAGATTTCTGTTCAGTTTTCTGGTCTCCAGTTGGTAACTGACGACTAGAAATTAACTGAGAAAGATCTGTTAGATCTTTCTTAGTTAGATTCCCTTGTCTAATCCTTTGGATTTTGTCAAGAGAATCTAAAGCAAAGAAAAAGTTTTCAACTTCTTTCTTTGGTTTCTCAAGAGTTTCTGTTTCAGCACTCTCTACAAATACATGGTTTCCATAGGATTTCCAGTATTTAGTCACTAAATCCATATTAAATGTGGATAAAGTGAAAATCTTCTTAGTTAAAAACTTAAGAAGTTTATAACCCTGATCTGTTATAAACATCTCAGGATTAAAGAGGAGAAGGGAATCAAAGATTCCACTTATCATCTGTTCAATTCTAAGAATCTGATACACATTCCTAGAACTGATTACCTTTGCAAGCTTTGAACCAAAGCTAAAATCGACTTTTAGTCGATTGCAAAGTTTATCCCGTCCACCTTCTCTGAAGGATTTTCGACGGTATCTCAACAATCCTTTTAGGATTGAAGAGTTTCGAGAAGGGAGGATATAATCCCCATTCTCGAAGAGCCGAGGGATATAGATTCTATATCCTTTGTCTAGCAAACCAACTGGGGCCCGAAGGTTCCCAGCTTTGGCTTGTTTTGACATTGTGGGCTTGCGACTT